GGCTTGTATATTTTATGGAATGCCAATACTTGCAGAAAATAATAAACCCAGATTATTATACCATTTTAAACGTAGAGGTTATAGAGGGTTTGCTATGAATAGACCTGATAAAACCTATAGTAAATTATCAGTAACAGAAAGAGAAATAGGTGGAATACCTAATTCTAGTGAAGATATTAAACAAGCACATGCTGCTGCAATTGAATCTTATATAGAAAACGCTGTTGGTTTTGATGGCGAAAACTATGGAGATGTTTATTTTCAAAGAACATTAGAAGATTGGGCTAGTTTTGATATAAATAATAGAACTAGTCATGATGCTTCTATTAGCTCCGGACTTGCAATAATGGCATGTAATAAAAATAGATATGCACCCGTTAACAGGGTGTTAAAAAAAGTTATAGACCTCGGTATAAAAAAATATAATAACGATGGAATTGTTTCAAAAATAATTAAGTAATGAATATATACGTAAATCCAAATAGCGCTTTTCCTAGTCAAGTAGTGCCTGATGCTGAAAAATCTACCATAAAATATGGTAAACAAGTAGCACAAGCTATTGAAGCAGAATGGTGGAGACAAGGCGGGAATGGCACAAGATTTGCTACTTCTTTTAATAGGTTCCATGGATTAAGGCTTTATGCTAGAGGAGAACAACCAGTCCAAAAATATAAAGATGAATTAGCAATCAATGGGGATATGTCTTATCTAAATCTAGATTGGAAACCAGTACCAGTAGTAGCTAAATTTGTAGATATAGTTGTTAACGGAATTTCTAGTAAGAATTATGAAATAAATGCTTTTGCTCAAGATCCTATATCTTTAAAGAAAAGAACTGATTATGCATCAGCTATTATGGAAGATATGATAGCTAAACCTTATCTTCAAAACTTACAACAAAATTTAGGAATAAATTTATATCAAAGTCCTGATCCTGCTAACTTACCAGAAAATAATGAAGAACTAGAACTTCATATGCAGTTAAGTTATAAAGATGCAGTAGAAATAGCTGAAGAAGAAGTAATAAATAATACTTTGGATAAAAATAGATTTGATAATATTAGAAGAAGATTTACTGCAGATCTAGTAACATTAGGTATTGGAGCTGTTAAAACCGAATGGAATAAAGCTAATGGAGTAACATTAGATTATGTAGATCCAGCTAGATTAATATATTCTTATACTGAAGATCCAAACTTTGAAGATATATATTACGTAGGAGAAGTAAAACAATTATCAGTACCTGAAATAGCTAAACAATTTCCTCATCTTACAGAACCACAATTAGAAAAAATTTCAAAAAGTATAGGTAATAGAGATCAAATATATGGATGGCAAACTTATGATCCAAATATGGTACAAGTTTTATTTTTTGAATATAAAACTTATAATACACAGGTTTTTAAAATAAAACAAACTGATCAAGGATTAGAAAAAGCATTACAAAAACCTGATACTTTTAATCCTCCAGCTGCAGATACTTTTTCTAAAGTATCTAGAAAAATAGAAGTATTATATACAGGATGTAAAGTAATAGGAATTAATGAAATGATAGAATGGAAACTATCTGAAAACATGACTAGACCATTTGCTGATACAACTAAAGTTGAAATGAGTTATGCTATATGTGCTCCTAGAATGTATAAAGGTAAAATTGAATCTATTGTAAGTAGAATTACAGGATTTGCAGATATGATTCAATTAACACATTTAAAACTACAACAAGTTATTGCTAGAATGGTTCCAGATGGTGTATTTTTAGATATGGACGGACTTGCTGAAGTTGATTTAGGTAATGGTACTAATTATAATCCAGCAGAAGCGTTAAATATGTATTTTCAAACAGGTAGTATAGTTGGGAGATCATTAACTCAGGAAGGTGAATTAAATAGAGGTAAAATACCTATACAAGAACTTCAAAGCAGTGGAGGAGGTGCTAAAATACAAAGTTTAATTCAAACATATCAATACTATTTACAGTTAATAAGAGACGTGACCGGTTTAAATGAAGCTAGAGATGGAAGTATGCCAGAGGAAGATGCGTTGGTTGGGTTACAAAAGATGGCAGCTAATGCTTCTAATACAGCAACTAAACATATATTACAATCTATGTTGTGGTTAACATTAAGAAGTTGTGAGAATATAGCTTTAAAAATAGCAGATTCTTTACAATATCCGTTAACTTTAGAATCTTTAAAAAGCTCTATATCAACTTATAATACTGGAACACTTTCAGAAATACAAAATTTAAATCTACATGATTTTGGTATTTATTTACAATTAGAACCTGACGAAGAAGAAAAAGCTGTATTAGAACAAAACATACAAATGGCTCTTCAGCAAGGTGGAATTGACTTAGAAGATGCTATTGATATTAGAGAGATTAAAAATCTTAAATTAGCTAATAACGTATTAAAACAAAAACGTAAACAACGTATAGCTCAACAACAAGCTATGCAACAGCAAAACATAGCAGCTCAAGCAGAAGAGCAACGTAAAACTAATGAAGCTCAAGCTTTGACCGAAGTTCAAAAGCAAGAAGCTATATCTGCTGCTAATGTTAAATATGAGCAAGCTAAAAATCAATTTGAATTACAACGTATGCAAACTGAATGGCAGTTTAAGCAACAAGAACTTCAAACCAAATTCCAACATGATCTTCAATTAAAAGAAATGGAAGTTAAAGCTATGAGAGAAAAAGAAGGTTTAATAGAAGATAGAAAAGATAAGAGAATGAAAATACAAGGCACACAACAAAGTAAAATGATAGATCAAAGAAATCATGATTTAATGCCTACAAATTTTGAAAGAGAAAAACCAGGGCCAACAACCCCTGCTATTTAATAATATTTAATAACTATTTAATAATATTTTATTATGTCAGAAAAAACAGAACAAACAACTAAACCTGAGGCAGCTAAAGAAGTTGCTAAGGAAGGTGGAGATATGAAAATGTCTAAACCTAAATTTGAAAAATTTAAAACTAAAAAAGATGAAACTTTTAAAGTAGATTTATCTAAAGTAGATACATCTTTAGAGGGAAATAATAAAATTGAACCTCCAATAAAAGTGGATTTAACTAAAAAAGAAGACGATGCCATTCAAATCGGAGAAACAAAGGAAGTACCTGTGGGCGAACGAACCGGAGATAGCGGAACAGTGGACGAAGAAGTACGGGTCAGCGATACAAAGGAAGATGTGCAAGTACAAAAACCCGAATCGCCTATTGTCGAAGTTGAAGAAGAAGTAAAAACATCTACCGAACCACAGAATTTAGTAGTAGATGAAGTATCAGAATCTATGCCAAAAATAGATTTACCAGAAAATGTTGAAAAGCTTGTAGCTTTTATGAAAGAAACTGGTGGAACTATTGAAGATTATACAAGATTAAACGCAGATTACTCTAGCGTTGACGAAAATACTTTATTAAAAGAGTATTATAAGAAAAAGAAACCTCATTTAGATACTGAAGAAATTGATTTCATTATGGAAGAAAATTTCAAATATGATAATGAGACTGATGAAGAGCGAGACATCAAAAAGAAAAAACTCGCTAAAAAAGAAGCGATTGCAGAAGCAAAAGATTTTTTGGAAGAAACAAAACAAAAGTATTACGACGAAATCAAGTTGAGACCCGGAGTAACACAAGATCAACAAAAAGCTTTAGATTTTTTCAATCGTTACAGCAAAGAACAAGAGGTAGCTAAGCAAAGACATGAAGACTTTATAGCTAATACTAAGAATCTATTTTCTGAAGAATTCAAAGGTTTTGATTTTGAAGTAGGAGAAAAGAAGTTTAGGTATGGTATTAAAGACACTAATGTAGTTGCTGAAAATCAATCTAATCTAAACAACTTCGTCGAGAAGTTCTTAGACACAGAAGGAAATGTTAAAGATACGAGAGGTTATCATAAGGCTATATATGCTGCACAGAATATAGATAAAATAGTAAATCATTTTTACGAACAAGGGAAAACTGATGGAATTAAAGACGTGGTTGATGGATCAAAAAATCCTTCAATCGATAAAGCTCGACAAACACAGGGTGATATTTTTATCGGAGGTCTTAAAGTTCGTGCTATAGACGGTGTAGATAGTTCAAAATTGAAAATTAAACGAAGTAAATTTAACAATTAAAATTAAACAATTATGGGTGTATTAAGTCCTCAGTTTGGGACGTTAATTCCATCACAAGCTCAGCAAACTTTAGTAAGTAATTACTTAAGTTTTACTGGTGGTGCGAATGACTTCTCACAACAATATCTACCGGAAATTTATGAAGCAGAGGTAGAGCGTTATGGAAACAGAACGTTAAGTGGCTTCTTAAGAATGGTTGGCGCTGAAATGCCAATGATGTCTGACCAAGT